AAGTGATGGCTCTGCATTTTTTGCTGGCTCAATAGGTGCAGGGACTTCATCTCCAAGTAGTAGTGTTGATATAGACTGTCGTAATACTGGTGTAATTCAGATTGTTAGTACAGATACTGTTCAACTTGTAGCATCCAACGGTGGATCTACATTAAAGAATGTATCCAACAATCCACTGCTTTTTGGAACTAATAATACAGAGCGTATGCGTATTACTGCAGCAGGTAATGTTGGCATTGGCGCTCAAGCCCCTGCCGCTAGATTATCTCTTGGCGCACTTGTCGCCAACAAAGTCTTTGGTCTTTACGATGACGGAACGAATTTTTATGGCTTAGGAATTGGATCAGCAAACTATAAGTTTAATAAACCTAGTGCTGCGGTTTTTACATTTAATAACTTAGATAGAGCAAACGATACAACTACTGAAATTGCTCGATTTGATACTTCTGGACGCCTTTTGATAAGAAAGACAGCAGCAGGGTTAACTAGTCCCGGCGTTGAAACACATACCGCCGACAACAGCTTCCTAGGTACGACAAGCACGGGAGCAGCCCTCCATGTCAACCGACAAGACAGCGATGGAACGCTCGTCACTTTTAGGCATGATAACA